TACGCTTGAGCGTCCGCTACGAGCAAACCGCATAGGAGACCCAAATGCCAACTACAGTAATAACTGGGCGCGATGTAACCTTTACACTCGATAGCGCTGCTTACGATGCCCAGGCAACAAGCGCAGTCCTCAGCTGCGAAACAATTATCGAGACCTATCAGACCCTTGATGGTCGCGCTTATAAGTCCGTTGATAAGCAATGGACATTCACAATTGAATTGCTACAGGATTGGGGAGCTGCTAGCTCACTATTCGAAGCAATGTGGTCTGATGCTGAATCAGCACCTAACACAACACTTGCAGTTTCATTTACGGCCGTAACTGGCGCAGTATTTGCTTTCAATGTATTGCCAATCTTCCCAGCAGCAGGTGGCGCAGCTCCAGGAGCGCTAACTGATACTTGGACGATGACTGTCGTTGGAACACCTACAGAGACCTTCAGCTAAGAGATCGGAGCATCGGGAGCTATGAAATTATCAATCACAATTGAATATAATTCTGGCGAATCAGCAACTTATATTGCTCAACCGCCAGAATGGGCTAAGTGGGAAAAGGCAACTGGACACACTATTACCAAGGCTCAAGAAAATATAGGAATCTGGGACTTGATGTTCTTGGCCTATAACGCTTATAAGCGCGAAAACGCTGGTAAGCAAGTAAAGAGCTTTGATATTTGGATGGAGACAGTTGCCGACATTAAGACAAGCAACGATGACCCAAAAGCCATCAGCCCGACAGCGTAAGGCGGCTATTAGTAATAGTTGCTCTTAAGACTGGTATCCCGATGCAGTATTGGGATGATTGGGACGATGTAGCAACGGCAGTCGAGCTGATAAAGGAGATGAACAGGGATGGCTGAAGAAGTCGCAGCATTTGATAGGACAGAGCTCCGTCAAGTGTATAAAGCCTTCTCCTTGCTAGGCGATGAAGCCAAAGCCGAGGCTCGCCAAACTTCAAACAATCTTGCTACTTATCTGCAAGGTGCTATCGCTGCCAAAGCTAGAACTAGAATTCAAGGTCAAGAAGCAATCAACAGAATCGTTAGCGGATCTAGAGTATCTAAGAGCAGCACTACTGGCGAGATTAAATATGGCTTTGCTAGTCAAAGATTTAGCGGTGGAGCAAATACCCAGATGCTTTGGGCTGGCTTTGAATTTGGTTCTAACAAGTTCAAGCAATTCCCTGCTTACTCTGGCCGACAAGGGCGCGGCTCTCGCGGATGGTTTATTTATCCAACACTTCGCCAAGAGCAAAAGAATATTGTGGCACAATGGACTAGAGCATTTAACAAGATATTAGATAAGTGGGGCATAGGTGGCATCTGATTCAAGAGCCTTAACGCTCAAACTTTTAGCAGATACAGCAGACTTCCAAAAGAAGTTGCAAGAAGGATCTAAAGATGTAGATTCTATTGGCGAAAAAGCAGCGGAATTTGGAAAGAAGGCAGCAGCCGCCTTTGCAGTAGCTGGCGCAGCTATTGGCGCATTTGCAGTCAGCGCAGTTAAAGCAGCAGCGGAAGATGAAGCAGCCCAACTTAAATTAGCCGAGACAATACGCAGCACAACTAAGGCAACAGATGACCAAATCAAAGGCGTTGAAAGATATATAACCCAGACCTCTATCGCTGCTGGAATTACTGATGATCAATTGCGTCCAGCATTTAGTCGATTGGTTCGCAGCACTAATGATGTTGAAGATGCTCAGAAGCTACTAAATTTAGCACTAGATTTAAGCGCAGCCACAGGCAAGCCGCTTGAATCAGTTACCAATGCCCTTGGTAGAGCTTATGATGGGAACACCACAGCCCTTGGCAAATTAGGTCTGGGCATTGATGCAGCTGACCTTAAGTCGCAAGATTTTGATACGACCTTTCAGCAACTAACTAGCACCTTTGGCAACTTCTCTGAGAATGAAGCGCAGAGCACACAGAAGCAGATGGAGCGCGTCAAGATTGCCCTTGATGAAGCTAAAGAATCTATTGGCGCAGCTTTGCTTCCAGTTGTCCAAGAATTAACTGCTTGGATATTACAAAACTTTATTCCAGCACTTGAAGCATTTATCTCAGGATTAACTGGCTCTGGCGGTCTTAATGAAGGTTTAACTAAATCACAAAAAACAGCAGTTGAATGGGGCAAAAAAGTAAGAGGCTTTATTGATACAGTTATTGATCTTAAAGATGAACTTTTCTTGGTCGCTGGAGTATTAGCAACAGTATTTGTGGTGAGCAAAGTAGCGGCTGGAATTCAAGCCACAATTCTATTAATCCAAGGATTAGTTGCTGCCTATGTTGCTTTGAGAAATAGCGCAGTAGCAGCAGCTATCGCATCCCGATTCGCCTTAAATCCTTTGGCTGGTTTAGCTACTGGAGCAGCAGTTGTCGGAGCGATTATTGCTGCCGTTAAATTATTTGATAATCAAGCAGCAGCAGCTAGGGGAACGGGAAGCAATACAGTTTCATCAGCTAGCCTGCCTGAAGGTTTTACAACTGGCACAGCCATTTCTAGTAGCGGTGGCGGTGGCGGTGGTGGTGGATTTAATATTCCTAATAGTGGTGGTGGTGGTGGTGGCAGCAATGTCGCAGTCTCCAAGCCAACGCAGACCTTAATTGAGCAAGTTACTCAAGAAAACTTTTTGAAAAATATGCCAGCAGGATCATTTAATGTTGCTGGGTTTAGACAGGCTGAAGAGCGCGGTAATGTGGTAATCAATGTAAATGCTCCATCGGCTATTGATGAAGAAGGCTTTACCCGAGCAGTTATCTTGGCGCTTAACCAGACTCAAGCCAGAACGGGTGGCGGGGGAAGCCAGCTAGTTCTATGACCGTTTGGAATCCCGTTTATCGAGTCAAAGTAAATGGATCAACAGTAACTGGAGTAACGCTTAGCGGACTAACTATTACTTCTGGTCGAACAGATATTTACTCTCAGCCAGTTGCAGGATATTGCAACCTTACACTTATTGAAACGGCTGAAGCTCAAGTTGCTTTTGAAATTAATGACGCAGTAACTATTGAGGTTCAAAATTCTGCCGCAACATATGTGAATCTATTTGGCGGCTTTATTACTGATTTAGGTATTACAGTTCAGACTTCTGGCTCAACTGCGACAAGTCAGCAGATTAAGATAGTTGCGGTAGGAGCTTTAGCGAGACTTAACCGAGCCGTCTATGTTGGCAACTTTGCTCATCAATTTGATGGCGATAGAATTTTAGAATTACTGGAAACAGTTTTATTTAATCAATGGAATGAAGTCCCAGCAGCTTTAACTTGGGCAACTTATGACGCAACAACTCAATGGCAAGATGCAGAAAATATTGGATTGGGTGAGATTGATACCCCAGGTGATTATGAGCTTCATTCTGAAAACGGTTTAGACGATACAGTTTATAACCTAGCTTCTCGCTTTGCTACTAGCGGCCTTGGTTATTTATATGAGGATTCTCAAGGTCAAATCGGATACGCAGATTCAACTCATAGATCGCAATACCTAGCAACTAACGGCTATGTCGATTTAGATGGCAATCACTCAATAGGCCCCGGACTTTCAATTATTAAGCGAGCTGGTGATGTTAGAAATTCAATAACTATTAGCTATGGCACTTCAGGTGCAGAAGTTACAGATGAAGATGCAGCGTCAATATCTGACTATGGACTTCTTGCCTCTACCATATCGACCACTCTTCGCAATCAAGGCGATGCTGAAGCTCAAGCAGCCTTTTATCTTGATATTAGAGCCTATCCTCAATTTGCCTTAAGACAGATAACCTTTCCAATAGCCAGCGGTGAAATCGACAATTCAGACCGAGATAACCTTCTTGGCGTATTTATGGGTCAGCCTCTTAATATCATCAATTTGCCAGCCAATATGGTAGGCGGTGAATTCCAAGGATTTGTCGAGGGATGGACTTGGACTGCCAGCCTTAACCAGCTTAACTTGACTCTAAATGTCTCGCCTATCGCTTTCAGCCTTCAGGCGTTTAGATGGAACTCAGTCCCAGCGACTGAGACTTGGAATACAATCAGCCCAACTTTGGACTGGCTTAACGCTACAATAGTCGCCTAAGGAGAACTAATGCCAAATACTACGAACTTCAATTTCCCGACACCTGCGGACACTGATTTAGTTAAGGATGGTGCATCCGCAATACGTTCATTGGGCAATAGTATAGATAGCACTTTTGTCGATCTTAAAGGTGGGACAACTGGCCAAGTATTATCAAAAAATTCAAATACTGATTTGGATTTTACTTGGGTGGCCCAAGATGATTCCAATGCAATTCAAAACGCAATAGTCGATGCCAAAGGCGATTTAATTTCAGCCTCAGCAGCCGATACTCCAGCAAGATTAGCGGTCGGAACAAATGGACAATTTTTGCAAGCGGATTCTTCAACCGCTACTGGTCTTAAATGGGCAGCGGTCACAGTCCCGACATTGCCAGCATTTAGAGCATATTCTTCCGGTGGCACTTCATTAACGGGCGCGGCTTGGACAAAATTGACTTTTGACACTGAGGTTTTTGATACAGATAGCAAATTTGCAAGTGATCGTTTTACTCCCGGAACTGCGGGTTATTATCAAGTATCCGCAAGAGCTCGACTAAATGCCAGCGGAACAGCAAATTCTCTTTATTTGTCTATCTATAAAAATGGATCAACCGATGCCGAAGATGGAACAGAAACAAATGCTTATCCATCTGGAAATCCGAGCGTTTTAATTTATCTAGATTCTGACGATTATATTGAAGTCTATGCTTACAGCGTATTCAGCGTTTCAACTAACAGCGGAGCAGCTATGCAATATTTCTCAGCAGTAGGAGTAAGGAGCTAATATGACTTTGGCAGAAAAATTAATTGAAGCAATGCCTGAATTGACTGTGGATGATTTTCACCCTTACAAAGGAACCATTGTTTTACAGGATGATTCTGATGGGCAAGGTGCATACATTCGTCAATGGGATTATGAGAAGCCAATTCCAAAAGGTTTCAAACTTGGTAAATGATGCCGAAATTATGCAAAGCCGGAATCCAGTTAAGAGAACAGCTGGATGATGACTATCCGAATCGCTCAAGAAAATCGGATGGTTGGATAGGCGATGCTAGGCACTCGGCTCGCAAATCGGATCACAATCCTGATGAGAACGGAATCGTTCGGGCGCTCGATATTACAAGCGACTTGGGAGCTCATCCGGAAGAAGCGTACTCAGTAGTCGAGAAGCTTCGTAAGTTAGCCAAGCGCGGCGATAAGCGAATTAAATACATAATCTACGATGGAAAGATTATGAGTCCGATACTGGGATGGAAGCGCAGAGCTTACAAAGGCGCTAATCCTCATCGGTCGCATTTCCATATTTCGTTTACAACTTTGGGAGATAAAGATGGCAGTTATTTCAACCTCGAAGGAGAAGCTAATGAGCGAGTTAAAGAAGATGGCAGAGAGCTGGGCAAAGACATTCCTAGCAACGGCACTAGCGACCTATCTAGCAGTCGGCCTAGATGTCGATGCAATTGCCAATGCAGCTCTCGTATCAGTCTTGCCTAGCATCATCAATTGGCTAAACCCTAACTACGAGCGCTACGGCAGAGTCAAGTAATGCCAGCACCTGAGCTTGCAACCTTAGTTGCCTCAGTATTGGGATCTATTGCTTTACTGATTGCTGGCCTTCGCTACATAATTAAATTGGAAAATATTCCAATAGTGTCGCGCCTTGATAAAATGGAGTCTCAGCTAGAATTGGCCCTAGCGAAAGGGGTCAGAAATGGCAACGCGAAAGCGCGTAAGTAAGAAGCCAGTTAAGCGTCCAAAGAGACGCAGGACTACTAAAGAAACCCCATTAACAAAGCTTGATTTCTGGGCTATTGCTGCCAATGAAGTTTATAAAGCTTGTCGCAGAGCAGGGATGGATGAAGGAACTGCCTTAGCCTTTGCAATGGATCGCAGCTCTTATCCCGATTGGATAGTCCCTGCCGATGACCCAATTAAGAAGATTGGTTGGGAAGATGGAGAAGAGGACAACTAATCTACTTTCGAGAGGTTGAGCTCTTTGAGGCTCTCAAGTCGCTTTATCCAGACTTGACGCCTTTATCAGCGACCGACCGAGCAGATGGCATTACCCACAATTCATATATCGAGCTCAAATGCCGTAGGACTCATTACGATACTTTGATGATTGAGAAGAAGAAGTGGGATTATCTGGCCGATATAAGGGCTAGAACGGGCGCTAAGACCCTTTATATCAATGCGACACCTAAAGGGGTCTATCAGTTTGATTTAGGGGCTATAACCGAGCCTGAGTGGGCTTTAAAGCGCTTGCCTATAACTACTGACTTTGCCAACAAAGCCACCAACGAAAGACTAGCTGGCTTTTTAGATATACGACTCGCCGACTTATTGCTTGTCTAAATCTATTTAGACCCTTAATCTATTTACCTAAATCCATTTAGGGTTTAGAGATTAGGGAGCAAAATGATAAATAAAGTAACCCTAATTCGATTTGATTCTCAAGCAGGGGCTTGGACTGATGAGACAAATTGGGTTAAGGGATCAATAATCAGGCGATTCGCTAAAGAGCGGATGGGCAAGAAGCAGCTGAGAGGCCGTTTATCTAAGGCTGAAATCTCTGCATATTGGTTAGATAAATATGGGGTGAGCGCAGATGTTGCCTAATTTATCTGATGAAGCAGTAGTAGGAATAATCATTGGAGTTCCATTTATCGGCCTTTATATCTGGAGTTTATTTACTTCAGCCAAAGCCAAAGCTTTTAATGAAGGCTATAAGAGAGGCAGGTCAAGTGTCCGATACACAGAAATCGTTAAGTGAATGGCTTGAAGAAGCTGGTGCTACCTTATTCGACCGAGGGATTGAGTATGGAGACCCGAGGCACAATTTTCTACGCATTTACAAAATCGCGAGAGCACTCGGTATTCAGCTCAGAGACCCATCTGAATTGGCACTTATTGCTATTGCAACAAAACTCTCAAGAATGGTGGAAAGTCCAGAGCGCGAGGATTCGTATCTCGATCTCATTGGATACGCCGCTATCTTGGGTCGATGCAGATTTTCTACTCCAGAAGATTGGGACGACATTGAGTCTGACTCGCAATCATAATCAGAATCAATACTGCGATTACTGTAAATATCGCTGGGGAGCAAATAAAAACGGCTGGGACTTAAGAGCAATGACGCCAGCAGTTTGGAAAGTCCAGAGCGAGACACCGCTTCGCAAAGCACAGGTGAGGTTCTATTGCCAGCCTTGCGCCGATGAAGCACAGAACTGGCCAGATGGCACATTTTATTCATTGAAAGAACAGTTAGAAGATGCGATAAGTAATTTCGCAGGGAGAGAGAAGTTAAATGTCGAATTACCTTGATGATTATGTTTCAGTTCAAGACCGATTAAAGGAGTTTATAAATGCTTATCCGGACTATCGAATTAAAACGCATATATTGGCAGAGTCGCTTGTCGCTAATTGCGATGTCTATATCATTAAAACTGAGTTATATCGCACTGAAGCTGACGCACATCCTTGGACTACAGGTTTATCCTCAGAGTCTAAATCCAAGCAATATGCACTCGAGCTTGCGGAAACTGGATCTCTGGGACGCGCACTTAACCTCGCTGGATACTTCGCTAAGACTAAACAAAGCCCAAAGAAGGCAATTGAAACGACTAAGCCAGCGCTTGCTGAATTCATAAAAGAGCAACGGCCTAATGATCCAGAGCCAATTGTCTGGGATGTAAGCGAGATAGCAAATCAATTAGGTGCTGAGATAATTGATGAAATACCGCTTTGCTCTGGTGGCGATGGACCAATGGTGCTAAAGACTGGCACTAAAGAAGGCAAAGAATATAGGGGCTGGGTATGTCCAACGCCTAAGTCTGGTCATCCTGCTAAGTGGATGCGTATTGGTTCAGATGGGCATTGGGTATTTCAAAAATGAAGCAAGATTCTCATCCATTTATCTGCTCAAATTGCAAACTAGTTACTCCGCATATTGAGCTGCATAAATATGACTCAACAGATATTGCTGAAGCACCTGAAGAAGTCTGGCTAGTTGAATGCCAAAGGTGCTTTATGCAAAGAATCATCTATCCATCAGATCGCGTAACTGCTAAAGAGGACGATATTGTCCGGTGCGACCAGTGTGGTAAATGGAAGATGAAGGCAGCAAAGTGTCGAATATGCCGATTAGCTGCTGGATTAGAAGAAATATCAGAACGCTATTGGACTGGTAATGAGACGAAAGAAAGACCTTACAATGCCGCTTTATGAATATCGCTGCGATAAATGTGAAGCGACAAAAGATGAATATCAGCCAATTACCTTGAGAAGTGAGGTAATCTGCGATAATTGCAGCGTTCCAATGTGGAGAGTGTGGAGACCCAATCCAATCCACTTTAAAGGCGAAGGCTGGGCAGGGAAGGACAAATGAGCAGACCCCATTCTATTAAATATATCCGTCAGTTAATGGAATGGGGATTTGATAAAGAATTCATTGCTAAAGATTGCGGTATCAATCTGGCATCACTTGAGACCAGATTAAGAAGGCAAGAGGAAAGGGAGCGCAAGAATGGGAATCAAGGAACTGAGTCTGAAACTAGCGGCAGTCAGCCTAATAGCTGATGAGGCTAAGAAGGCCAAGGATAGGCTAAGAACGGCTCTACAGGCCGAAATGGACGCTATTGGAGCAGATAGGGTCAAAGCTGAATATGGCGATGATGTTATTGCCTATGTAACTACTTCTAAGCCTAAATTCAAGTGGGTTATCAAGTCAGATAAGCGATTCGTTGATTGGGTCAAAGCTAATATACCCAGCGAAATAGTTGAATCGGTAAGAGAGTCATCAGTTGATGCGATATTAGATAAGTTCAATTATCTGGACGATATAGTTATTGATCCGAATGGTGAAGTAATTGATTGGTTAGAAGGCAGTCAGTCAGAGCCTTATCTAATGACTAAGTTCCATAGTGATGGCAAAGAAACGCTGAAAAACGCGTTTCAATCAGGCCAGTTAGAGTTTAAGAAGATATGGGAGTTAGAATGAAAGATGATATATATCCAATCTGGAGAGATGTAGATAATCATATGGATATGCCAGATGGTGTGGATATGAAACACCGCTCTGAACAGGACTTATGTTAAATCGACTTGACTTAGGTGCTACACTCTCGCCACAGTGCGGGCGCGCAGCTGGCCCTGTAACGGAGGTTGAGGGGGGCCATTGCCTTCGCCTGATAGCTACAGCGGTCATAGCTGCTTTACTTTCAATATTCAATCCAAAGCCTGCAAGTGCAGATATGAATCTAAAGCTTTATGCTTACAATAAAATGGATTGGTCAGAGTTTCAATGTTATAACTGGTTAATTTATAAAGAGAGTAGATGGAATCCAAAAGCCCGTAATGGCTCGCATTATGGCTTAGGACAAATGCGCTCTAAGTGGTATGGGACTCTAAGCCCTAAGAAGCAAATAGATCAGCACATTAAATACATAAGACATAGATACGATAATGCTTGCAATGCACTTAATCACTTTGAGA